AAACTTTCCTATATTAATGGGTTATCAAGGTATCAAGAGGAAGTCATAAGACATATAGAGGAATTAAGAGAGAAGTTTGCTGGTTCAAGGGATAAGCGAGATGACTTAGAAAGAAGACTTAAAGATATTGGGATTATGGGGTGGTTTAGAAGAACTTCAAAATTCATAACTAGTATAAACTATTTAGGAAAAATGAAGTCTGGATTTATGACTTTATTTTCAATATCTAAAATGGCAGTTAGTTACTTCATGTATTTTATGTTAGCAATCTTACTTTTATTCCCAATCTTTGAAGTTATTAAACAAGTGTTTGGTGCGGCAGATGTTTTAGGAACTGTAGTAACCGCAGTTAAAGAAATACTAGGTGGAGTATTTTTGGTGGTCGAAGGTATCGTAATGGTATTTAAGGCATTTTTTGGAAGTGGAACTTTCGGAGAAAGATTAAGTATTTTACTACAAGGTTTTGGTAAAATCTTTGGGGGATTAGGAGTTATTATATTTTCTGTTATGAAAGGTATATTAAAATTAGGCATAGGACTATTGTATGCTTCTATGGCTTTACTTATCGCTGTAACTATAAAACCAATAGTCGCTTTCGTTAACTTTTTTAGACAAGAAGGGGCATTGGGGAAAATTGGTGAAGCAATAAAAAAGAAGTTATGGACTGACGGTATTAAAAAATGGTTTGACGAAGCAGGTGGTTGGGGCGGCATTGCTGGAACCATTTGGGAAGGTTTTGTAGACATTTTAGATAGAATTGGAAGATGGGCTGTTGGTATTGTAGGAAGTGTGATTGACAGTATAAAGCCATTCGCTTTGGGAGGCACTGTCATGGGTGGTCTATCTTTAGTCGGAGAAAGAGGACCAGAATTAGTTAAAATGCCTAGAGGTGCAAGAGTATTTTCTAATACGGCTAGTAGGGCTATGTTAGCCAATAGTGGTAATACTACAATTAACGTTTCGGTGAATGGAAGAATGGGTGCAACAGATACAGAATTAAGAGATATGGCGAAAAAAATAGGACGAATGATTAATGTGGAAATAAATAGAACTACTTCTTCGTCTACTAATGTGAGGTATTAAGATGACTACGTTTTCTTCTGGTGATTTAGATTCTCATTTTGTTTATCTTGACTTAAGTTCAAGGAGTCCTAAAGCGGATAGTGCAGGTGATTCTATGAAAAAATTTCAAACAAATAGAATAGCACTTAAATGTGATAATGTTTCTATTTCTACTGCTAAAAACATAATGTCCTTTCCTACTCCAGCAATAGGTATTGCTACTGGTGAATCTGTTTCTCTTGGTTTAGATTTGGGAATGGCTACAAAGTCAATTACTCTTAGTGGTATTATAACTGAACAAACAATACATAAACAATTTAATGCTGGTGATTTTCCATTAGATGAAAAAGACCCATTAGATTCTACAAGTTCTTATACAGATAATGTAGATGGTAGTCATGTTAGTGTATTTATGACAGCACAAGAGGTGGCACAATTAATACATTCATATGTAGATGCATCTTTTATGCAAGCACAACAAAACTTAAACAAATTAATAATTTTAATTCCTTCAAGAGTTGGCCCTAAATTTTTATATCACGATGAAGATGAAAGTGGTACTCCTATAACTAACGTAGGTGCTTCTTTGGTATCAGAAAGTTGTCCTTTAATTCCATTTACTTATGCTGTAAGGGATAAAGGCGGCAGTGAATTAGATGCAACAATGAGTCTCCCAATTACTAAATTCCCTAAACCCATAGATACTGGTAATAATACCACTAATGGGTTAAGTGGGTTTATTCGTTCTTTTGACACTACATTTGTTGGTGGTCAACCTTTTATAGAATTTAATATGTCCTTTGAGATAGCATTCGCAAGTATGTGATATTATGAGTTATAGGATTTATAGTGGAGATAAAAAGTCACTAGTGTTTCCTATTATGGGTGATGGTTATGTTCATTTAGATTATAGTAAACATATACCAACTGGCTCAGAAGACCCTTATGGGTTATGGGGGCATGATAGTTCTTTTACTATTGAAGGTATTATAACTCCTTACGATATAAATGGATTTAGTTGGACTTTAGCCGCAGATTTTGATAGGACTGGTGGTAATCCTTCGGTAGATGGAAATGTAGACTCTGATAATTTAGATTTACCCTTTACAGATAAAGCCTTTTCATCCGTTGGAAATATTAGCGGTGCTACATCTTCTCGCTCATCTGCTTATTTTTCTCACGAACATGTTGCTTATTTAGGTACGGCTATTAGTAGTACATCACAAGGAACAGCAGGTGATGGTACTCCTTTTCTTGTGGTTAGTAATATAGAAAACTTAGAGGGTGGTAATCACATTAGAATAGGTAATGAACAAATGAAAATTGTATCTATTGATAGGGATTATGGTAAGGGAGCAAAAATAGAAGTAACTAGAGGGGCTAATGGAACTATTGCTACAACACATTTACTTAATGCTCCTATTTATACAGATAGAAGAAAATCACATAAAATGTCATTATTCTATAATCCTAATTGTGAATTCTATTTAAAAAATATGACAAGAAGTAATATGAATCAGCCAGCCGAATATAAAATAGGGTGTGTATTAAAAGGTAAAGATGTAAATGGAAATACTAGAACTATAACTGTAGAAAGTAATAATCCAGTTATAACAGCAGATGAAGAATATTACGGCAGAACTGTTGAGCAACCAGCATGGGTTGATGGTACTTTTGGGAAACCAGTTTATCTAAATAAAGAAGATAGGGTAAAATATCATGTTTTAGTTATGGAAGATGGAACGCAAGTTATGACCGAAAGAGTTTTTACTTTAGATTCTGACACTACTATTGATACCTCTTCTCATAATATAACCTTTTCAAACACTAACTCTACTATCACTAGAAGTGGAGGAACTTGGCCCACAGATATAGTTTATATCAAAGTTGTTGGTTCTTCTAACAATGACGGTTTTTATAAAGTTAGTAATAGGGCCGCACAGGTATTAACTTTAGATACTACCCAATGGGTAGCCGCAGGTAATAGTGCTACAACTTTATTAAGTTCTGGTGATATGACTTCTGGTACTTTAAAGGTTTTTTATAGCACTAGAGCAGTTAATACTCAAGGGGCTATATCTTTCATAGAACAAAGTAGTAATAGTCACAACGGTAGTGCCGCCGCAGATGCTTTAGATATGTCTGAAAGGGTGTGGAGAGGAAGAAAATTATATGCACAAACAGCGGCTTCTAAAACTTATGGACTTCAATTGGAACAAACAGAACCTATTTATTTAGGTTATATAGAAAGTGCTAGTGCGAATGCATCTACTGATAAAATAGGTGTGACGTATATGGCGGCATGTAAATTAGTTAAACCAGTAAGAACTACTACTGAAACTACTTTTTACGTTGATGATGCTAGAGATTTAACTATTAATGAAACATTAAGATTTGGAGATGAAATAATTACTATTACTGCTATTTCTGGTAACACTTTAACAGTTACTAGGGGAACGGATTCTAGTACTGCGGAAACTAGTAAATTAGATGCATATAATAATAACTCTACTCCAGCAACTAATTATACTATAAATGTAAAAGAAGAATATAATTTTTCTAGGACATTATATAAGATATTTCCAGACACCTTACTTAATGGTGTAAAGTTAGTTATAGCCTCTGGTGCTGATTCTCACCAACATGGAATACATGTACTGAGTAAAACTTGGAAAGAAGCGTCTTACGTTTTACGTCCTTTTCATTTGGCTATGGGTTATGATGCACAGGCTAAAAGAATAACTTTAATGTTGGACGGAGTTCCAGTTCCTACGCAACAATTTAATGAAGGAGACTTAAGAATAAGTTCTATGGATGCTTCTAGTAGTACAACTGTAACTATTACTACAATAGACCCACATGGTTTAGCGGTTGGAGATTGGATTAGTATTGAAGGTTCTAATCCTGATTCTGGAACATTAGATGGAATATGGCAATTGCCAAGTCAAACAGTTGGTACTAACTCTTTCACTATAACTACTGGAACAGTTACAGTTAGTAATTCAACTGGTACTGTAAAAGATGTGACTATTAGAACAAATAATACAATTACTGATTTCGAGTTTGACCAATCTGATTGTTATTTAGGTTCTAATGGTAACGATACTTTAGAAACAAGAAGGGCTTCTCAGTTTATGGGAGAAATGCATGAGTTTGCAATTACAAAAGATGTTAAAGAAAATTTTAATAGTTTAGATACATTACTTCCTAACTTTAGAAATACTTTACTTTATTTTAGATTTGAGGGTGATAATTCATGAAGATAAATAATTTTGCTAACACTAATGTATTTGCTATGCGTAAAGGTCAAACCCAACAAACTGCTAATGCGTTAACTACCGATACTAATATTCTAGGTGATTATTCTGGTAATTTTTTAACTAAATCTTTATACGAAACTCCATTAAATCCTTTATTAGTAAAAGGAAATATTAGTGAAGATTTTGCTGATTTTAGGGCATCGGGGGGATTTTATTCAAGTGGAGTTTTAGTTAATGGTGCAATTGCTTCTGCTAATTCTACAAGAACTATCATAGTAGATACAGGGGGAGATTCTACGTTTTCTCCCACAGATAGATTTAAAGTGGGAGATTTTGTTTATGATGATAGCCAAGCATTAGTAGGAACAATAAAAAGTTTAAGTTCTACTATTATAACTTTAGAGGAAGATAATTTAGTTACCTTAGCAGATGATGAGAATTTACAAGTTAGGTATCAAACTATTACTAGTTATGAAATACACAAAGCAGATAATACTACTCTAACAGGGGTAACTGCTGGTATTAATCAATCACACAGAGTAATTAGTACTTTTACTTTAAATGGAAATACCACCGTAGATAGTGGTGATACCACTGGTATAGTTGCGGGAATGTCTGTAACTGGTAATAATATTCCAGCGGGAGCAACCGTTAGTTCTGTTAATGCAAACGGAGTAGAATTCGTTTTATCCACTAGTGCATCTGGAAGTGGTTCAGAAGAATTAACATTTTTTCATGAACCTTATAATACAATAAATAGGAAATACCCTAATAACAATACAGGTATAAGTTCTGTATTTGAATACTTATCTAATTTAGATACTACTAAAGGTAACATCATAAAGACTTATGATTATGATAATAATACTGGTCAAAGATTTTTTACAGATAAAGATACATTAAGTAGCGGACTAACTGAAACTGCTACTTCTGTTTCTGTTTCCAGTGCGGCTAATTTTTCCGTTAATGATATTATTGTGATTAATAATGAAGAAATGTTGGTAACTGCTAAACCTAGTGGATTAACTGTAGTTAGAGGATTTAATAACACAGTACCTACTACTCATGCTAGTGGAGATAAAGTTTTTATTAAAGATAGCGCAGAACATTTATGGGTTTTAGTTTATGCTGATGACCCTAATTTACATCACTTTGCTAAAGTAACGGAGATATTAGAATCAGAGGTTTGGGGAGATACTATTGAATTTACTCCATCATTAGGAGTAGATATTCCAAAAGGAACTAAATATGCTATCTTCGATTCATATGATGCTAACTTACCTGAATTAGATTCTGATAATCAGACTCTAGTTGCTTGTGGTTATGGTTTACAAGGAACACAAGATAATGATATACATAGTGTAAACACTTACGTTTCACGACCTTTCTTTCATTTTTTAAATGGTAAAGATAGATTAGAACCAGCAACAAGATATGTTTTGCGCACTGCTTCTAGTACGGGAATAAATCACTTTTATTCTACTAGTGTGTTCGTTACCGCACAAGAATATGGGGCAGATATAATTGATTACGGCCCTTATACTATGGAAGCAACCGTTGTAGATATGTTGTATAAAGCAGATGACCCCGTTGCAGTTGATACTTTACAATATTTATCTGATAATTTGGCTTTAACTAATGGTAGTCCTGATACAATTACAGTTGGTACTGATGCTAGTTTTGATAACTCTATTACGGATTTCTTTACAGATGTTACTGATGTGTTTACTGGGGCTAGTGTCAATTGGGGATTAAAAGGTATATTGAAAGATTCAAGATTTAGATTAACGGGTGCGCAAACTGGTATTTACATTGTAGAAGGTAATAGTTCAACGGCTACAACTTTAACAATGAACGCTAGTGATTTTAGTGGGGCTTCTACCTCTAATAGTCTGTCTTTATTTTTTACTGGACATGCTGTAGATTTAGACCACAATAAAATATATTGTGTTTTTAATTCTGACCATGTTGGTTCGCAAGCGGGTGGTTTCTTTAAAATGAATGATGCATTTAGGATGGCACATAGACCTAATAATGATACTACTAATTTCTATAATCATGCTATTGGACAAACAAGATATATGCATTATACTGATTCACCTTTAACTAACAATATAGCACCAAACGCTATGGAGATGATTGATTATGAATCAGTTACTTCGACTGGTGGGTATGTGGATATTGTGTTCGCTGATACGCAAAAAATATTGGCTAAAAAAATGAAAGAAGGCGACCCTCTTTTTATTCATGAAATAATTTTTAATGAAGAACAAGGATTAAATAGAGTTTCAGAGTTAGGGACTTTTACATATCATCAAGGTGAAACAACTTTAACTGTAGATAATTTAACAGAAAATGAAGATATAAGATTTTCATTAATGAGCCCCATTCCAAATTCAAGAACAGATACAGGAACAGGAGTTTATGACCCACTATATGAAGGATTTACTGTAAGTATTTCTGGTGTTTTATATCATATAATTCCAGATATAATTACAAATCCTTCTAGTGGTTCTCAAACCATTACCCCTAGATTATGGAGAAAAGAAACTGACACTGTATATAATACAACTACACTAGCAGGTGGAGGAGTCCCTAGTTTTAGTACTACAGGATATAGAAGAAAGTACTCTTATCTTGTTGATAATATTATTACTGATATTCCAATTGATTCACATCTCGATGGTTATAGTTTAGATTATACTAGTGGTTCCGCCGCACCTACTAATAGAGGTTTAACTACTTTTAAAAACACATTTGAAACAACAGGAGCAACTATTAATGTTGGTTCTAATGCTATTGAGAAACAAGAACATACTAGAGTTAATAATATTAATTTAATTTTAAGGGGTGGTTCGGCAACAGGACATAGAATAAATGTTGAATATGGAGATAAATATAATAAATTTATTAAACTTAAAACTCACCTTAAAGATGAAAGGTTTTTAGAATCTTATAATAAGACTGATTATCTTCCTTATGCAGATGGGTTATCTAATACTTCTTTATACAGTTATCCTCTAAACAGCGGCTTAGATGCTGGTGGTACTTACTATAGATATGATTTAGCCCGTTCTCCTAATGCCGCAAGTCAAACTCATGTTAGAGGAATTTTATCTTATTTGGATTATTTTAAAGGTGCATATGATATAGAAAAAAGAGTATTTTCTGGTATCATAGAAAGTATAGAACAAGTTATAGAAGATGGAATGTTTAAATTAAAAGTTAGAGGAAGAAATGATGTTGGTAAACTCTTAGGACCAATAGTAAATAAAGATTTTAAGTTTACAGAAGATATAGTTTATTCTACTGTAGGGCCATTTGAAAGAATGTCATTGTATGGTCAAATACAACATCCCGATAATGGTGGAGTTTATCAGGTAGGAACAACATCAATAGTAATAGAACACGCTGATGCTTCTGCCGCAACGACAAGTATAACAGAAGGATATAAGGGAGATTTATTATTTACAACTCAAGGAGTTTTCATAGGTAGAATATATAACATAACAGGTAGTGACCCCTTTACTATAACATTTGAAGAGGGAATACCTACAAGATTAAAAAATGATGAACCAATTATGATTTCTAGTCAGTTTTCTTTTAATGTGTCGGGAACCGCTGATGACAAATTATCTAATATAGTTCCAGAAATAATTGATGATGATTCTGCCGCATCTTCTTTTGTTAAACAAAGTATTCGAGGAAATACAATTAGTTTCGCTAAGGCTATGAGTGCTAATCCTTATTCTACCATTAGAGTTAACTCATTAAGTGGAACTAGAGATAAAGGTATTATTTTTAATAGTGGTAATTCTTTATCTTTAACTGGGGCAAAGGCTCCCGCTATAGAAGGAAATACATTAGTAGGAACTTCTAGTAGTTCTCATCCTTTGGCTAAAGGTTATAGTATTCATGCTCCAGAAAATATTGATTATGATTTACCATTTTATTGCCATTTAGCAGATGAAATAACCGATAAATATACTATAGATTTTGTTAATTTGCATACTGTTAATTCTTTAACAGAATATGATATAATAAATATATCTTCAAAAGAACAAGATACAGTTATAGAAGTAGCGCCTATTTGTCCCGCAGTTTTAGGTAGAGTAGATGATAATCCTTTAGATGGTAGAGATAAAAATTTAATATGGTTGGGCTTATTTGAAGAATCTTTACCTGAAGGCCATAAAGGTATTTTTGAATTTAGTACTTGGATTGAAGAATTAAAAGAAGGAGATTTTATTTTTGATGCTGATGGTATTTTATTTGGAAAGATTATAGACATTAGTACTGGCTCTAGTGATGGATTAGCAAATGATAGAGTCGCCTTTACTTTAGATAGACCTTTATTCAAAAATATAACTAGCAGAGAAGGTATTTACAAATATTATTCATCTGCTTCGCCCCCTAAATATATTGCAAGCACTAGTTTAGTATTTGCCGTAAGCACTAGTTTAGATGATTTGGGTGGTCCCGATTCTTCTAACTCTACTTATACAGTATCAACTTTAACTTCTACAGATTCCACAACAATAGAGTTTTTAAATAAATTAGAAGAAGGAATGAGAATATACATAGAGGGTAATTCAGAATATTATAACAATGGTTTGTTCTCTATAGCACAAGTGTTCAAGGATAGCGGTTCTACCACTATTACTTTTGCATCAAGAAAACAAAGTTCGGGCCATAGAAATTTAGATAGCATAGATGCATTTAAAGCGGATTCTGCTGGTGATTCTGTAAGAATAACTGTAATGAATGATTACTTTACTCAAGGATTATATTTCTTGAATACTCAAGGGTTGGGGCAAGGGGGAGTTGTTACATTAGTCGATAACTATCTCTCTAGTCCTAATGCGGCAGATAATATTTGTAAACCTATTAAATGGTCTAGTGGTTTGTATCATTATATAACTGATTTAAGTTTTGCACATAGTTCAGCACATAATGGTTCTAGTTGGCAATCTCAAGCGTTTTATAATCCTAATGATGATGGCACTACGGATGCCCATGAAATATATTCAGATATGATAGATAGATATGGTAATTTTAAATGGAGATATTTTGGATTACAAAGAGGTATGGCTTTATCTTATATTAATAGAAGAAGAAAAGATGGAAACATTAAAGATGCTTACAACTCAGAAAAAGGTAGAGTAAATGGTTACGCTACAGCATATAGATTAACAGATGCTAAATTTGCGTCAAATAAAATAATGAAATACCCTTATGGTTATCACAATAATGATTTCTCTTGGGCAATTAGAAGATACGATGAAGTTGATGATGCTTATGGTGATTTATGGGATTCTACGAATTTAATAAAAACACATCCTTATTTCTTAGAATATTTATCTCCCGAATCAAGAGATTTTAGACCGATACTAGGAAGTAATTTTGCTGACTTTGATAAAACGGGAACAACTGTATCTTCTCCAGAACACTCTGATTATGTAATGTTTCAACACCCTAGATATATGCCAAGAATGCATGATAATTTTAGAGGCGGAGATTGGCAAGAAGATATGGAAGCGCCTGTAAATACTATAGATACGGCTATAACTTATAAAAAGTTTAAAGCGTTAGGTTCTGCATCTGATGTTTATGATTATGACATAGAATATACTGCTGGCGATAATCCATGTTTTATAGATACTAATGCTAATGATGACCAACTTCTTCCTACTAGTATTTTAGGACAATGGGTTAAATTGAGTGGATGGCCTGATAGGAATAATAATAGAGCATTTAAATTAGAAAGTAGTTTTACTGGCTCTAGTTCTAATGACAAAATAAAAATGGATGTAACTAAACCTCCTTTTACTCAGATAGGAGTAGGAATTACTGGTAACGTAGAAGTTAGAGGCTCTGATGCAAACAGTACAGGTTTCGAAGAAATTACAGTTTTATATCCTCCTTGGATTGGACCAAAGTTTGACGGTATTACTAGAGCAAAAGACCATTGGGAATTACCTGACCCCAAAACGATGAGATGGTTTATTTTTTCACCATCAGATATGTACCCTGATTCTATGGCTAGAAAACACCATATAGGTTATTCTGGAACAGTAGATAGCACAGCAGTTAGTAGAAGTTTTACTGATTATAGTATATTTGTTAAAGGTGCAAGTGCTTCAGATTCTAGTAATGTAAATCATGAATTTTACGAAGGGACTTTATTAGAAGAAAAGCAAGTAGATGACCAATATCAAAATATACCTATTAGTGAAGCATCTATTACTCCTTCTGAAATGAAAAGATTTGGTTTAATGCGTTTAATAGATTGTACTTATGATTGGCATTTTAACTTACTAGACCCTGAAAGATTACCAAGTGATATGGCTAAACTCAATACTCCTAATTTTGAATATACTAGATTTCAACCTTTGACAAGAATAGATTTAATTATAACTGGATATAGCGGAACCGATAATAAGACTGTAACATTTGATGGCTCTGACCCTGCTAGTGCTTTAGTAAATGGCGACCAAATATTTACAGATAAAGGAAAATATATTGGAAAGGTCGCAGATGCTAATCCAGCGGATGGAACAAATACTACCATTACTTTAGTAGGTGCTCCTAGAAAACCTATTTTAAAATCAGATGGTACTTATGCATATTATTATGGTACTCTTAATGTATGTGGTGATGGAACAAATACGATAACAGCACAAGATTATTGGGATTCGTTTTTCCAATTCACGACTAAAGGTAGGGGCGCTAAAAATACATTTACTCAAGTAGGTGATGATGATTTAAATATGCTTCAAGGAATGGTTAATGGAGTTTATGGTCTTTATTATTTAGGTTCTTCTATGTTATGGTTTCAATTGGCATATGGTTCCATAAATGGGTCTTCTTATGCGGACGGAACAGGAACAGATTCTACAGGTGGGAGTAGCGCAAATGAACTTGAGTTTGTAGGTGGTTCGGATATTAATGCGATAACAGCATCTAAGTTTATGACTCATTTTAATGAGAGTTTTCGCAAAATAAGTCATCATCAAGGTGCGCCTTGTAGTCCTCTTTATACCTTACCGCCAGCATTTAGAACATTTTATTCCGACCACGTTACTGATGCGGTTGCTAACGGACAAAATACCATTAATGTTTTACAGGCTAAAGAAAAATTAGTTATTAAAGCAGATAATGATGCTAATGCTTCTACTAATATGCCTGACAATGATATACATACTGAATATAATCACGCATCTAATATCTTGTATGCCATACAAAAAGGAGCAAATCCTTATTCTAATTGTGAAGTGGTTTCTTTGGGAAGATATAATATTGAGCAATCTATTAGTAAAATACCGACTGGTGGTAAAATTAGACTCAAAGATGGTCATCAAGTAGGCGACCAATCAGGTTCGGGTAATGCCGCTACAACCGAAGGTTTTGCTTGGTCTAAACCCAAGAGAAGTTCTGCGGCTACAAATGCTGATTTAGCAGAAATAAAATATGGTGATGGTATTGGTTCCATTACAGATTCAGATTTAACTAACACTGGTAGTGGTGAATATTCTATAATAGTTACAAAGGGGCAAGATGAATTCGGTGGATATTCTCAATGGA